CTAGTCGGCTACATAGCAGGATCGGCCGCCCACTATGATCACGCCCTCGGGTCCGGCCTCGTCGCTGGCCTCGCGCTCGCTGACGGTAGCGGGGCGGATATCGTCTCCGGTCTGGTAGTCGACTAGCGTACCGTGGTCGGTTTGAGTTTCGGTGCTGGTGCTGTCGATGTCGATGTCGCTGGCGAGGCTCATACCCCGAAAGCCGCGTCTGGTAGGTACGCGGCCGGGGTCGATTGAGTGGTCGAGGTCACTCTCGCACTAACACTAGGGGGAGGCCATCATCGGACAGGTTAAGGGAATCGCCGGCCTTGGAGTTATTGAGCCAAATCTCCAAGCGCTCTAACCCGGAGCGGGTGAGAGTGTCACGCATATCAGCGGTCGTTAGTCCCTCGGACTTCCAGGCTGATTTTGCGTCTGATGGGATGCCGAAAGTGTTTGCTGCGTTGCTCATGAATAGAGACTATACCCTATGGGTTCACAGTGCAACCCCCTAGGGTTACTTAGTTCCCCCGAATTCGGCACTTTAGCGATTTATCTTCAATCACCCGCGCACTTTCGCGCTATCCCCCGAAACGCTCTAGCAGCTCCGGGGCGGCGTGGAGCGGCACTAGGAGCACGAGGCCGGCGATCCACACGGGGGCGCGCATACGGGGGCGCTCCCAGCCCCAGAGGGTAGCGCGGGCTGTGTGCTCGCATGCGATCGAGAGCGCGGTGAGGATAGCGCGGGCCATCAATCGCCATCCGCAGGTGTGGCGCGCTCTCGGCATACCCAGTTCACATTGAGCGCATCGGCCAGGAGTGCGGGCAGTTCGTGGCGCGGGATGCCCAGTAGCCTCGCTATGTCTCGCTCGTTTTCGCCGTGCTCGCCCACACCATAGGAGCAGGCACACAGGAGCCTGTCCCTCAGGTCATCCCGCTCGGCTGTTACCTTGGCGAGCGCGGCCTCAAGCTCCGCGCACCGCTCTGCTGCTGCCCGCATGGTGGCTAGCTCCCACCCCGGGGGGAGTTCGTCCCGCGCGCTCATCGCCCTGCCACGCTCCCCAGCAGTGCCCCCGCCTCAATGCACCCTTCTCGCCATGCCGCGGCCTCGCGTCTCGCCTGGTCTCGCTCGCGTCTCGCCTGGTCTCGCTCGCGTCGCGCCTGATCTCGCTCGCGCATCATCTCCAGACCCTCAGATAGCAGGGCTTGGATCTTCGCCGCGCTGGCCTCGCGCTCATCCTGCCATGCTGCCAGCGACCGCGCGATCGCTTCCTCGAATTTATGCGCGGGGTTCACGGGATCACCCGCGCGATCTCGAACCAACCATACCCGGTAGGCTTGGCCATGATGGTCGCACCGCCTAGCGGCGCCAGTGTGTCGATGTGATCGCGGTCGTATCCCTGCGCCCTCGATCGCAGGATAGCCTCTGCAGAGGCTACGAGATTCCCGCCCTCGTCATCGTATGAGACTCCCATCATCTCGCACTGATCGCGGTCTAGGTAGATGCGCTGGCCGATCGCTGGAGATCCGGCCTGTGTGGTTGTTTCGCTGGTTTGTGCCATCGAGAGAGAGACTCTCATATGTACCGCCGCTTTCCTAGTCTTTTTGGCTCTTTTTCAAATGTTTGTTTGTTCAGTGTGGGCGCAAAACTCGCGCCCGTACACGTCCGCGCTCGCCTCGGCCCATGCGTGGCCGCCTAGCTCTGGCCACCCCTTAGCGTGCTGCAGTCCGTGGCATGCCCTGCACAGCGGGATGATATTGCCGCGCCCGTCATCAGTCCACGCGTGCCCGCCTGCGCCTCGGCTCCTTACGTGCGCGGGGTCGCTGGGTCCCGCCGCGCCGCATGCACAGCAGTCCAGTCCGCGCACGTAATCAGCCAGCGCCCCGAAATCTCGCGCGTATCGCCTCGCCTTTCGCTCTGGATTCGATCGCCTGATCCAGGCCTTGCGCTTAAGCGGCGTGCGCCTCATAGATCCGCCCTAACCATCAGCTCCAGCACTCGCGCGATGATCATCAGGTAGGCGATCGCTATTGCATCCCGCACGCTCAAAATGTGATCACTCCGCCGATCTTTTTTGTGATCTCTGGCTTCGGGCCGCTCTTGGGGCTCGTCCACACACGATCCCTAAGTATGTTCTCTTCGGGCTGGCCCTGCCGGTCTAGGTAGGCGGTGGATAGTTGCTCGACTAGCCCAGACAGGGATCGCCCCTCTTGCGCGCAATATGACATCAGGCGCTGATGGACTAGCCCCCTGATCGACACAGATCTACGCGTGCTCTTTTTCTTTTTCCTCGCCATTCGCCTCCTCCTCATCCTTGTCTGCTGCCTCTATCAGCCTCCGGAGATCCGAGACGGGATAAGACTTGATCACGCTCTCGTGCCACCTTGGCGGGCGCGTCGGGTATTTGCTCACCATGCCAGGATCCCCCGGACAGATTCAGCCCTGCGTTCCAGCGGCACCCTCGGCCCAAGCGTGTCCTTGCCGATTATCTGATCACAAGAATATCCGCGCGCCGCCATTCTCCCACATATCGTGCGCACTGTGCGATCACTGGGATCCGCCCTCATCCCGTCTGGCGTCCTGACCCATCGACCTGAATAGACAGCTTGGACTTCCAGGAACGTCCTTGCTCTATACTTGTCGATCGCTATCCAGGCGATCGCGTGTGCTACCTCTAGGCTGACCTCAGGCATGCAGAAATCAGGATCGGCAGATCCTGTCCATTTCGCCGCGTGGCTCGCCAGGCTCAGGCCCATGGGCCCGAGCCCATTCTCACCCTGCCCCCTCGTATGCCTGACACTCGATCGACCGTCGCTCTCTCTCTCTACGATCGACGCAAAGAAGGCCTGAGCGATCCTGCTGTCTCCATGAGCTGCGCTCGCACGACTCACCCTAGAACTGACATCGGCGCGCTGCGCGTCCGTGAATGTCCTGCGATCGCCAGGCTGATCGCATAGGCCAATAGGCGAGCCCATGATCAGCGCACCCCAAAGTAGTACGAACCAGTCCACCAGCACTATCGCCCCCCTATCCTTTCGCGCGCGGGCTCTACGATCTCACGGATCTCTATCTTGCGAAATTTGCCGCGATAATATGTGATTGTGGCTGGATCGCGGTGCAGGGCCTCGCCCGTGTCCCTGCTAGACATCCTGCCATCGGAAAGCATTATGCGCGCGCACGCAACACGGGCGCGCACTGTCCTGCGCCCCCTATGATCGCCCTTGATCGCCGCGACTGTCACCCCAGTCACGCTAGACACTGCGCCGATCACCTCGTCTGCCCACTCCTCGGATCCTTTGATCATCTCGGCCGCCTCCGTGGGGCGAGTGACATGGGGCGAATTAGGTGGTGGGTCCACTCTGGCGGATCCGCACGCCCGCACCTTACATCATCGATCTGCGATCGCAGGTGCTCGATCTCCCCTGTGTCTCCGCCGTGCTGCTCGTGGCTTGGATCGTCCGCCGCTTCGATCATGAGATCCGCCGCGTGATCGTGTTCTTCTTTGCTGAAAAATTTCATAGCCCCCCCCTAATATGATCCCATACCCGCCAAAAACAGCGCCCGCATGCGGACCGACTCACCTAGCATGTGCTCTGCTATGTGCTCCGCGCACATGTCCGCCTGATGATGGGACATGCCCACCTCCACTTCCGGCGCGTCCGTTTTCGCATCACAATAATAATCCACGCGCTCCGGCACCTCATCCCAGACTATCTGCAGCCACTCATCCCCCTCTTGGCCGCGCTCATAGGCGCAGGCGCCAGGCACAAGGCTCGCTATATCTTCGTGCGTGTATCGCTTGCTCTTCATTGCGTGCACCCTAGCACGCATTCAGGCTCTTTTTGGCTCTTTTTCAAATGTTTGTTTGTTCAGTGTGGGCGCATGACGAGCGGGCGAGCGGATGCAACCAGCCTGCGCGCGCGATCTGTGCGCCTGCGCAGCCGCGCTAGGCGTCGCTCAGCGCGGCGGATCGCCCGTGTCCCGCCTCGCCTCGCCCGCAGTCTGCGCAATTCTGACTCTGCTGCATTCTCGATCTCCAACAATTCCCTGAGGCGCCGAGATAGAGCCGCATGGTGCTGCGCTGGCGTGCGCCGCCTGAGTCGATCCCAAGCCCTGCTAGCTATCTCCCTGATCATCAGAGATCGCCTTTCGCTTTGCTGATATGTGCCTGCGCATAGCGGCAGGCGCAAACGTGGCGAGCATCGTAGCCACTGCTACGGCCGCCTCAGTGTGCTCCGTAGGGATCGCCCCGTATGATAGAGCCCCGAGGATCGCAAGCGCTAGCAGCCCTGCCGCCTTGGCCGCTGCGCCATCACGCTCCAATAGATCGTCTATTCGTCCTAGCATGGGCGGATCGTAGCACGATATACGATCCACCCATCACGCACTGATCTCACCTGCCCATCTGGGGCATAGCCGTTAGCTCGATGCGGAGCGAGCACTCGCGCGGGATAGCTGTGCTGAGTGTCGATGTGATCTCGTTTTCTACGATCTGCGCGTCCTTGAGGACTAGGCCACCAAATCCCTTCCGTGTTTCGATGGCGTCCCGTATGGCAGTGAGGCACGCGTCGGAATCCGGCTGTGGAAATTCGAAGGCGCCGATCGCAAGGCGCAAGCGGCAGACCTGTTCAACCTGCAGCCTGTAGAATCCCAAGCCGACCTCAAGGCCTCGACAGTGCGCGGCGATCAGTTGGCGAAAGTGTGCCTGGCGCGGGCTAACGATCTTGCCGCCTCGCCCGTTCGGATTGTGCGCCCTGTTTTTCGTAGGCATCAGAGCTCCCCCGATCTTGCCTGTCTTCTTTGATCTCTCCCTGTAGAAATCCCGATCTTCTACCTCGATGATTATGCAGGTCGGCCAGCGCTGCTTGAACACCTTCAAGCGCCGTTCTCCTGCGCCGCGTCGAATGCTGCCTCAGCTCGCGCGTCATGATCGGGCCGGCCGTTGATCTCTACGCTAAAATCGTGAGCCTCCTTTAGCGCGTCGACATCATCCATCTGTTTCCACTCCATCAGGAATTGTAGCGACTCGTCTACCAATTCGATCTGTTCGTCGATCTTGCCCCGGCCCGGCCACTCGTCCGCGCGACTTGCCCACACCATAAATTTAATTTTGTTTTGCGTGTGCCATTCGACGTTGGCGGCCTTGAAAAACTCGGGGCCATTAGTATTCACAAGCTCGCCTTTCGCCTTGAGGATTTTTTGCTTCTTCGCGTGTTCCTTGCGCGCCGCGGTCTCGGCCTTTACTCGCGCCTTTTGCTGCTCGCTCGCGTATGCTTGGATTATTGCATCGTCTTGGGAATCTCGCTCGTCCGCCTCATCTACGCGCGGAATAGTGAGCGCGCCGCGAAGTGTGTAGCTGAGATCGTAGGTTTTCGCCGTGGCCAGTGCCTTGTCGAATAATTTCCCCTTCCCAACATGTATCGGTGTTTCGCTGAAATACGGCTTTGCCTCGCCTGACTCGTGGATCATCTCATACTCAGCGATAAGCATCGCATCACATGGACCCCGCGCCGGCTCGACCCTGGTTCGGATCGCCGTGAACGCCAGGCCGGTTTCCCGCATCACTGACAGCGCCGCGAGCATCATCGCCTCAGCGCTCGCGTACCTATAGCCGTGGTGCTGATTGTTGCCGTCCTTCTCGACGCCCCTCATCATGGCTTGCGCCTTGACCAGTGCGGCATAAAGCGCGGCTGTGGGTTTCGCTTCTTCGATTGTGTTTGTTTCGCTGTTTTCCATTTTCTATCTCTTTTTCTGTGTCGCTATTCAGTTGTCTGGCGGACGGGGCAGGATTTGAACCCGCGGCAGACTGGCGGACTGGTTACCGCCAGTTGCTCTACCAGACTGAGCTACCCGTCCTAGTCCTAGGCCAGGCTAACAGGCGTGGACAGGCTGACTGATCTAATTTGATGCTCTAGCATATCCATCCGCGTCCTTTGCACTTGTGACAGCATTTTCAATTCAAGGATCGCCGCGCGGGCTGTCTCTACAAATTGAAGGTGCTCAAGTGAAAGCGCGTCGATCTCCGCAGCAAGGTCGCGGTCAGGCTGGGCTGTATCGTGCTTGCGCTCCACCTATGCGGCCCCCTTGATGCGGCGGTATGCCTCGATGTCATCTGCCTTTATCCGGGCCTCCATGCAGCCGCGGATAAACTCGGCCACGCAGTAACGCCCGGTGAAGCCCTCGCGCCTCGCCATATCCTCAAGGGCGCCCTTGGTGCCTGTGAGCAGCTGCACATTCACGCGCTCGCTAAGTTCTGGGGCCCGGACGGCCATGGATGATTTTGTGGACTCTTCTTGGGGTGTCATTCTTCGCTGCAATCCGTGTTGCATTTTGTAACACCCTACAGCGACACTTGCAACCTGGCGCTGCAGCGCGTACCGTGGCGTGGATGAGAGCCCCCGACACAACATGTAGTAGAGAGCGCACCTGCGACACACTACGCACGTCGCAATTTGACACGCTGGCCTTTTACAGGCACCCTCAATTTCCTACGGACACCACAGCGAGCAAGCGCGACGAGGCGCAGCCATGAGCGAAGGCATCCCTCCAAGGTTCGACCCTGACGCGGATCCGCTGATCAAGCAGATAGCACGCGCCGCCAACTACCTAGGCGACATCGCAGGCCAGCTAGCACGCATCGCTGACTCCCTCCAAGGCTCACGTGCTCACACGGTAGGTGCTCAGCCTGCAGAGCACACGGCCCCGGCTGGCGCCTCTCACGAGGCTGTTTGGGCTCAAATTAGAACGGAACTGATCGCCATGGGAACGGGCGAGACCTGGCCACGAAGCGCCCCGATCGGATTCGATCAAGTGGCTGCAGATTATGACGTGCTGGACATCATCACGAGGTGCCAAAAATATGAAGAGATCTGCGCTAAATCATCCGATGAGCGGCGTTGGTGGGGGCGTGGGATGTTCAAAGAAACGAGATGGCCTGTAGTGATGGACAAAACAAAGCCGATCCCCAAGCCTAAGCGCGAACTGCCTAGCCCAATGGACCCCGGCACCGTCGCACTTCTTGGGGCCTATGGGGTCCGGGTGTGATCGTGCCCGGACCTGGCGAGCAGGTAATCTTGGATCGGCCAACCGTAGGCCGCGATCGGATCGTCGCAACGCTACACCGGCCGCACACCGACAAGGACGGGCGATACCTAGCAGCGGCGGGACGATGCGACATCACAGAAAAGACGCCGCCCATGCAAGCGGCGAAAATTGCATACGAGCAAGCAGCGAGGACAGCGAACGATGAACGATAAGAAAATAACAAGAGATCGAAACCTGAAATTGGTTAGTGGCGTGCTGAGTACAATGTCAGCGCCTACACAGTGTGAAGGGCTAGCGCTACTGCAGCGCAGGCGCAGTGAATGGAAGGGGCACGGATCGCCTGAAGCGCGGCGCATCTTTCACGCCCTTGACTATTATTGCGACGTTGCGCGTTGGGCTGCAGCCGGCGGCACAGGGGAGGCCCCGCGCCTTGCCCTCATGGGCACGCTATTTTCAGACGGCAAACTCCCGCGCGAAGCGGTAGAGGTCGCAACAGAGGCAGCGCGGTTAGTGAGAGAGAGCAAATGAGCAAAGACAGCGAAACAAAAACGAGAGATCGAAACCTTGAGGAAATTGCGCGGCTGCTAGGTCGGCCGGTCACGCCTAAGCAGGTGGTGATCGAGTCAGCGCTAGACCGCGCGAAGCGGGCCGCACCGAAAGGGGGGCGCGTGATGGAGGAAGCCAAGCGAAAAGCGATCTCGATGCTCGACGTTTTTGAATGCGACGACGGGCGCAGGGTGGTCCATACGAGGGCTGGCGGGATCGGGGCCGACTGGGATGAATCAACGGCCGTTGAGTTCATTATGGGGGCCGATGAGCTGTTCAGACCCGGCCCCTTCTCCCGAGCCCTAGGGCATCGCATAGGGGCATGCAATGGAGGGAGAGATGTTGTGTTTGAGACCAAGGGGGGCGCGTGATGGCCAAGCAGGACATTCAGCTACCTGGAGGATGGAAGTGGTCCAGCGATTACTGCTTGTCTATCTGCGCTGAGATCAGCGAGCCCGGCGGCTCTTTCGCTTTTGAGGTACAGGGCGACGCGATCGAATTTTCAGTCGAGGTGCCGTCCGGTTGGTGCGGCGCAACATCCACAGATTACTACTCGATCCCGCTGGATGTGCTACGGGTGGCGCTAGATGTGGCCGCTAAGCTCGATACACCGAAGGGGGGCGCGTGATGCGGCTTCTTGGAAAAACCGCATGGGCCGTGGGTGAGCTTCGGCGCAACGGGGGTGGATCGCTCATCGTTCCCAGCGAGACGCACGCGCGCGGAATAGCCGCCAAGTGGGGTGGCGTCGCACGATTCGCGCCGCGAAAGGGTGCCGCGAGCACGCTCAATCCGAGGCCGCCCGGGACATGGTTCGTTGACTTCTGCGGAAGCGATACACCGAAGGGGGGCGCGTGATGGCCAACCGCGACCAGACAATGTTGAGCGCCCGCGTTGCGTCTGCCATCGTCTCAGAGCTGCTAGCGGGCCCTGTGCCGCGCGCTGAGCTTATGCGCCGCACTGGTGTATCTAATGGGACGATAGGGCGCGCGGTGTCACTGCTTAGGCAGAGCGGCGTCGTGATCGATAACTCAGGCGCGGGCGGCTCGGTGTACTCGCTGAGAAGGCCGGAAGGCGTGCGGGATAGGCTGGCCGGTGCGCTGCGCTTATCCTTGGGTGACCTAATCGCGGCGGGCGGGGTGTCTCCTGCGGTAGGCGTGGGCCTGCTGATTGAGGCGGGCTGCATCTAGTGGACCAGGGAGAGAGATGGCTTCCGGTCGTCGGGTACGAGGGCGTCTATGAAGTAAGCGATCGCGGGCGCGTGAAACGCCTAGCGAACGTGGTCACCATGAAGAACGGCGTGCGTCGCTCGCTACGCGAAATCATGCTCAAGTGCGGCCCAGACAAAAACGGCTACCCATACGTAAACCTCACCACCGACAAGAGGGCGCGGCACTGGTTCGTCCATCGCCTGGTGCTCCTTGCATTCAGGGGGCCTCCGCCAGATGGCCACGAGGCGTGTCATGGCGATGGCGACAAAACAAACGGCCGCCTGGGAAATCTTAGATGGGGAACGAAGATGGATAACGAAATGGACAAACTCATACACGGAACGCGTTTCTTTGGGGAGAAGCACTGGAAGAATAGGCTCTCCGCAAATGATGCCGTTGCAATCAAGGTGATGCTCAAACGCGGAGACTCGCATGCTGTGATAGCGGCGCGCTTCGGCGTGTCCACGGGAGCCGTGAATGGCATCAAGGCCGGCCGGAGTTGGAGTTGGCTGTGAGTAGCACCCTGTTACTAGGCGACTCGCGCGAACTGCTAGCGGCGATGGAGCCGGGCAGCGTCAGCGCCATCGTCAAAAAATCCAATCACGCCACGGCGCTGCGCGACATGGTGAATGGTGCCAAGCAACACGAGCAAAGAATCCACACCCCGATGGAGATTCTAAGGCCTATCGCTAAGCTATGGCCTGAGGGCATAGCTTGCGACCCGTGCGGATCGCCGGATTCGCTTGTGGACGCTGGCGAGGTTTATGGCCCGGAATTTGAGATCAAGGATTCTCTGCTTGTGCCATGGCCCGATCGATCGTTCGTCAATCCTCCCTATGACAATCTTAAGGCTTTCTTTGCTCACGGAATGCGCTTTGAAGAGCAGGCCTGGCTTATTCCCGTTCGCAGCCATCGATCTTGGTGGCGAGACGCACGGGCGGCGTGTGATGTGGTTGCATGGCTGAGCCCGATCGCGTTCGTCGGCTTCGATCAATCGTTCCCGGCTGCGCTCGCGATGTTTTATCGCGGGAGGCGGCGTTTCGATTTTCACGATCTTTTCAGTCCGCTAGGCCGTGCGGAATTTGAAGATCGAATCGAGCTTGTAGATCAAGGAACCGAAGGGGCGCAGGGCGACCTGTTCTGATGGGTGCCGACAAAAAACGATGCGCCGATCCTGGCTGCCTCATCACGTGCGAACAGGCGCGCGCGATGAGGGAGGCGCTGAGGCAAGCGCGGGTCCACGTGTACCGGCAGCTCCAGGGCAGGCACGAGCAAGATCGGGCAGACGCTGAGGCGTGGCTAGCACAGTGGGGCGACCTGTGAGCGCTACAAGGCACATCGAGGAGCTGTGCTCAGGGTTTGAGCTGTTGCGCGCAGAGATGAAACGGGCCGGCATGAATACGCGCCAGGCTGCGGCAGTCCGCACAATGGAGGCGCGGATCGAGTCTGCCAGGCGATGGGCTAGCCAGCAGTGCACTGTCCAGCGCGGGCTGTTCGGTTGCGATCGAGGAGTTCCGGCTGTGCCATACTCTGACACGGACACAAGCCTGCGGGCTGCTGCTGCCATCGCTAAGGACGCGCGAAGAGTGGTGGCCACTGAGGCCCTTATACTTAAGCTCCTTTACGTCCGCCCGCGGACATGCAAGGAGATAGTCGATCACCTAGTGGATCGAGACATCAGCGCTGGCAGGCGCCCTGGATCGTATCACTCGCCGGTAGGCGCTCGGCTGCTTGACCTGAGGCGTCAGGGGCTAGTGATTCGAGATGGAGAACGGCCGACGACAAAAGGGAAGACGGGCAAGATCAACCACATCACAACAAAGGGGATCGATGCACACAAGGGATCGAGATGATGTTAAAGGGTGCATTTTGGGTGGCAATATGCGCGCAGCCGCGCTAAACAGGGGCATGTGGATCAAGGTCACGCCAGGCGAGGATCCGATCGAGATCGAGCGAGTCGAGGCGATTGAGCGAGAGGGTGAGCCGCACTGGCTGATCGTGGGTGTCCCTCGTCGCATCAGACATCCGCGCGGCGCGTGTGTCGAGATGACGAGCTATGTCGTCCCGAAAAATTACCGTGGCATGAGGGCTGCCTAGCCCATCACCGAGATCCCAAACGCGATCAGACTCAGCGCGGAGATCGCAAACGGAAGCAGGAAGCTAGGCGCATGGGTGATCGACGGGTGAGCGCTGGTGCCGCGTTGCATTCCATATCGTGCCACGAATCAGGCGATCGTGTCATCTGGCGTGCTCAGTGGGTGGTAGCGGTGGATCGGAACATCATCAGCGCTTGGATCCTCCGTGGCCCTGCGGACCAATTCAACGTCTCGCAGCCGCTTTAGCAGAGGATTCGCTTTGTCACGCCAGGCGATCAACCCGTCGACATCGCGCCGGATCTGCAAGAATTTGCGGTAGCCCGCGGCCAAACTAACGATCGCGGATATCAGCGAGACAGCGCCGATCGCCACCTCTCGCAGCGTTAGCGTCATTGCAGTGTCAGTGCTGATCGGATCTAGCATGGGCCAATTGTTGTGCGCAGGCCGCCCCCCTTGCAAGTGTGTATTAAGTGGCAACTAGGCGAACAATTCGAAGGCCTGGCCAATTGTGCCTTGCGTCCCTGGCCCTGCGAGTGTTGCGCCGCCTGCCGCCCCCTGGCTCACATCGAGGACGAGCAGACCGGGATCACCGACGCGGATCCTCGATGTGAGCAACACCGTACCCCCACCACCTCCACCACCTCCGCCACCTTGTGCTGGGCCGATCGTCAAGTCCGCCCCCCCGTCTCCGCCTCGCGCCGAAATGAACGCAGCGGCATCCGGTGCGCTCGGGCCGATAATGATCCGCGCACACAGAACAAGCACACCTCCGCCTCCGCCGCCTCCGCCACCAAAACCATTGGGATCCGCAGCGCCAGATCCCGCGCCCCCACCGCCCCCACCAGCGCCGCCGCTGAGCATGTTCCGGCCTAGACCTGAGAACATCTGCGCGTCTATCATGGCAGGTATAAACGTCGGCCTCGTGATTAATGGAGCATCTAACGAAGCAGCGTTGGCACCAGCCTCGTTCACGCCTGGCGATCCGTTGCCGCCCTGGCCCCCGTCTCCCGCGTAGCCTTGGCCGTTAGCGCTTAGCAGCCCAGCGGGGAATCCAGTTGTGCCAACGCGAGTGGGCGGCGCTGCAGGGTCTGCGTTGCCCGGGGTATTCCCCCCGACGCCACCCGCGCCCCCACTGCCAAGCGCATTGGCTAGTGTTCCGCCACCTGGCGATCCGCCGACCGGCCCGCCTGTGTAGTCTCCGCCACCAGATCCGCTATTATCAATCTCGGCCGTCTCCTCCATCGTAAGCACATTGCGAACGAATACGCGGTGCCCGTTTGTTCGCAGCGTAGATCCTGAAGGAACCGTAAGATCCTCGTAGTGCATATCACGCGCGAGCGATGTAGTACCCGCCGCGAGGGTGACTACACCGTCAGAGCCATCGCCGTAGACCCCGGTAACACGATCAAGAATGCTCGCAAGCTGGCCCTTGTTAGCGAAATCTAGAGCAAGGCCGTTCCCCTCAATCGCGCGGGCCAATTCCTCCTGTATATGATTTGCGGCATCAGGCCCGAAGATTGTGCAGATCGGTCCGCTGGTCCAGTACCCAGCGACGCCAAGTCCGTTTGCGTCTGGATCAACGGTTCCGGTTGTTGATGGATCGAGGTCTGCGCGGATCATTGTTTTCCCTATACGAAAATGACTTGTAAAGTGCACCACTTTGGCCAGAATTTGCGGATCTTGCACTCCAACAAGGAGTCAAGGGCGCCAGACGCAAACGTGAAAGTAACTGTCAAGATTGAATCGAGACTGCACAATGGATCGCTTGTGCAATTAACGCCTGTGCAAAAGGCCGAATTCTTAGTGATCGTGGGTGCAGAATATCCGTAAGCGCCAGACAGCGCGGCCCAGTATGCGTCATTCAAAACGTGATCCTGAGCGAACACGTTCACGATATCCTGCTGCCTGGCCGCAACAGTTGACGCGACCTCGCCGTCACACGCGTCAGGCAGCCCTGCGATCGCCTCCCAGTGAGTGAGCGTTTGCTGTGCGGTGTCCGGGTATGACTCGGACAGCATCAGATCGATGTGGGAATCTGTTCGGCCAAGATCAATTGCTATCGCTGAGCACAGCTTGTGAAGTTCCGTGTCAGGCGCGCGCGGCCACATCGCACCATGCGGAAGGAGATCGCAAAACGCTGCAGTGTTATCGCGGCTGAAAAAGTCGATCGTTACAGACGCGCCCGCCTGCGATCCTGCCTGTCCGTACACTGGAATTGTGGCCATTATGTCGAAACCGTGAAATTCTGCGTGAACGTGCAGCCGGGATCAGAATTTTTTGTCACCGTCACACTAACAACGGTGCCCGGCGCGACGGGCTGAGTGAATCCAAAACCCCACTGGGTGTGTGGGACCGGACCGGGCCCGGGAAAGATAGGCCCCTGCAATACGCCTCCATAGAAAAATTCGGCCGTAAAGTCAGATCCGTCAAAGCCGGTGCTCATTCCGACAGACCCAACACACGGGCCCGTTCCGCCAGCCAGCGGAATTGGTAGCCCGCCAATCGGGACGCTGATCACCTCTAGCGTCGGCTTTTGGAAAGATGCCATCGCAGGGAGCGGGCATATGTTCGGCGAAACCTCGACAATTATCGGGCAGTCCTGCGAAAGGGATAGACACAGATCACCCACCTGAAACTGGATGTCGTCACCAGCGGGGATCGTTATATCTCCGGCCTGACCGTACCCAGCATCGACAAACGTCCCGGATGCAAGCAAATTTCCGCCGGCCAAGGCGTCATATATAGCCCAGCCTCTAGCCACAACATCATCGAAAAAAGGCCCAAAAGAAAGGATGTCATCGTTGCATCGACTAGACACCCCAGGCAGCCCAGTGATGCTAGTCGTTGACCAATTCACGGCAGGCTGCCTAGCGTATCCGGCCGGACTAACCTCTACGGCGCCTAAGCCATACACCGGCAGGGTCTCAAGCAGCGCCACATGTGCACCGGACAGCGGCGATAAGAGAAGCTCAAGCGCTGAGATTCGTCCGTATGGTTCAAGGCCTGACATATTCTAACTCCAGGTTATCGATCCCAGTGTAGGTAGTTCGCCCAAAGCATACACCTGATCAGTGGCCGGCAAGATCAGCACGTTCGAATCTTCGCCAGGCGCGCGGCTGATCGCCTCTGTAATCTTTGAAAGTGAAAGGGTGAAGCCTTTTGCACTCGCCTCCCTTAGCAGCATATCTTCAAGCTCAAGCCCCACCGCTGTCCTGACCTCTGGAGTGTCAGGGGAGATGCTGATCTCTGGATTGATCTGCACCTCGGTTGGGGCAAGCGCGATCGTTGTGGCCGGCGTTGGGGCCTTCGCTGTAATGTCCACATCGACAAGCGCCACAAGTGGCGCACCAGGGATCACACTGACCGGATCGTCATCGGTCACGAAAAACACGCCAATCGTTCCGGGCCCGCTGATGTTTGGCACTTCCCAAGCTCTTGTTACGCCTGGATATTCGAGCGCCCATGCCTCCCAGTCCCCAGGCTTGCCGATCAGTTTTCCGCCCTGGATACGATAAAGGAGTCGCTCAAGCAGCAGATCATCAGACTCTAGATTCGCACCAGTGATCAGCCCTGAGCTGACGCCTGTTACGATGTCGAATACGCCTTGAACTGTCACTTCGCCATCCACATTTGGGATCGGCGTGCTGAATTCTAGCTTAGTGAAAACATCCTTATTACCAGCCGATCCAGTGGCCACCGCTTCGATCGGCACGATGGCCTGCCCGCCTACACCGATCACTGCTGCGGCCGTGGTGGTGAACAATAGGTCATCGTTCGGGCTCGTCAGCCCAGATCCGATCGGGATCGCTGTCCCTGCAATTCCTGTTGCCTGCACACTTCCTTGTGATTTTTGCGGCTGAAGTCTTGTGATGCCCCAAATGCCAGCGTGGTGATCCAAGCCTTCCGCGTCCGCTGTGTCCGGGAACTGTTGGCGCATCGCGTGATCGATCCGCCCGTTCTTTAGGTGGCTTGCGCCCGCCATAGCTACACAGAAAGCAAACTCAGTCGACAGGGGGATCGTCGGCTCGTTACCTGGGAGCTCTGCGCGAAAGTCCGCAAAAACACGCCTCTGAATCTCGGCCAATGTGGGCCTCTGAATATTAGATGCCATTGATCGTTTTCTCCCACCGAGGCGTCCACAGTGAATCAGGATCGTTTGGCCTGAACAGTTCCAGGCCAAACGCTGCAGTATTGCGATCTACGCGCTCAGCAATTGCTACGGCTCGATCAATAAGGCCAACTCCAACCATCCATGACACCGCATCAGCTGCGTAGTCTCGCAAAAGCGCCAGCGTTGCCGATCTGTTTTTGGATCTTTCCAGTGTCCAGATCAGAGATCCGATCTGATACTGTGGGAGATCAAAACTCTCGCCCCAAAACTGATCGCCCCACCAGCCGCGCAGATCGAGCGGCCCACCTGGCAAATCTACACCCGGCGGCGCACGACGATCCGTGAACAGTGACAATTCCACCAGCGAGATCAACCCGTCATCAGTCTCAAGGTTGCCCGCAAATGGTGCGAATTCTGTCCTCGCCTGCGCGATATCTCCTCGCTGCTCCAAGTTGTCAAAGCGGTGCAAAAGTACCGGCATCATCCAACCTTTGTCTTTCTCGTGGCAACCGGCGCGATCGTACCTGTTACCACAGGCAAGGGAGTACCGGGAGGAAGCAGCGCATTGACAGCGCCCATCCACGTGACAAACTGCGCGCTCGGCACCACGCTATCACCGCCGCCTGCAGCGTATGGCTTAGTGGGATCCACCGCGCCACCAGTATACACGAAGCCAAGGGGGGCGGGGCTGAGCGAGATCGATCCGTCAGTGTGCAATCGTATGACCTGCCCGTGATCGCTGTAATAATCAACCTCACCAGGTAGCTTATCAGGCGAGGCGGCACCCCTTGGCGCCGCCCCAAGGATCGCCACCTGATCGCCTGATGCTCCAACTGCGATCGCTATACCCTCTGAACCGGGCGGCAGATAGCTAGAGATGCCATAGGGCTCAAACACTTCCGCTCCATCCCTGCGTATTCCCTGCAGCATATCGACCGCTGCGATCTGGCCGCCGCCTGTCACTGCAGACGCGACCACCTTGGCGCGCGTGACCATCAGCCGCATTCGGTTAGCAATCTTGCGAAGCTCGCCCTTGATTGCATTCCAGCTTGATCGATCTACCACGAGAGAACACCTTCTTTTAGCTTTGGCTTTGTCGGCGGAGTCAGGCCCACGAAGGCCTCGGGGTTCACCAGATCGATCGATGTCTGGGATCCGCCGCTCTTATCGAAGGTGAAATTCACAGACTCAACGATTAGGCCTTTTTTGCTTAGACGCAAAAGCGAATCGTTAGCGATAACCGTCTTTCCTGGCTCCCAAAGTTGCCCCGGCGCAGACTCCCAGCCCTGCACCGTATAGCTGACGCGCTCGCTTTGGCCTGCCCTCGTGTTTCTCGTCCACTCTGCCGCACGCCGCAGAGTGCCGGTTGTGCTCGCCCCGTCTTGAATAAACACCAGCGGCCTATACCTGAGTACGCGCGGGTCCTTGGCTGACTGCTTGCCCTCGCGCGCGGCGTCGCCAAGCACAGTGGAGCTCCCCTGTTTCTGGCCAAACGCGATATACAGATCGTGCCGCTGTCTGTGGTCGCTCCTGCGCGTGCCGCTTTTGATCTTGGCGCCGCCACGATCCAGAACAATTGCGCCGGCTGTCAGCAGCCCCGGCGGTCTGCCGATCTCAAGCTTGCCGTCTGGTGTGGTCCTGAGCAAAACTCCGAGCTTCTGCGCTAGCCTGCCCAAGCAATCACCAGGGGACTCGCCAATCTCGACAGAGTGTCTAGCGATCGGCGCCAGCACGAGCGGATCCACATTGGCTGAGAGTATAGGAACGATCCCGTATGGCTTGCAGATCTGCGCGGCGATCGTCAGGAGCGTTTTGTGTTGCCAGCTCGAAGGGTCCGGGACTACTGACGAATCTACCAGATCGCCGCTCTTGCTCCTGCCTTGCACTGAGAATCCGTGCGACGTTGCGCCGCCCTGACCGCCTGCGGAGTAGGACCATTCCGCAACGTCTACATGCCCGGTTATGACCTTTTGCGCACCAATGGACAGTATGCACCTGTCTCCCTCTTTTATGGGGTAATCCCTTCTGGTGTTTATATCTACATACCCAAGCGAAAAGGTATCAGCCAGTGATGTGATCGATCTGGTAATGCTCACCCTTGTCCATTCTGACAAGCGGCGGCCATTGACCGAAAGGCTAACCTTAGGGTTAACCACCAGTCACCTCTAGCGTTCGCGGCGGGACGAACATGGGGTCGATCACGTTGTTTCTGTCAACGATCTCAAGATTGCGATCGTTGTCTCCGTATATTTGATAGGCAACCACAAGCGCGGGCAGTGCCTTGTGTGTGGTGTATGTCGTGAGCTGCGGCAGATCCTGCGCGACGCCTGCGAGGTATTCCACCACATTCGCCTTGAGTTGTCTGATCTGGCTATACATCTGATCATCAAGATCAGGATCGATCGTTATCTGATCAAAGAAACCTAAGAATTCAGACTTGAACAGGTTAACCTCATCTGTGCTACTGAATGACATATCAGTAACGGCTGCGGCTGCGCCTGAAACAAAAGATATTCTGTTCGCTAACCACCACTGGATCGAATTGTCACGCTCTAGCAGAGATTCAGGAGTGGACAGTCTGGGCTGTGAAGGTCTGGGCTGACCGAATATCTCGCGCATGGCTTGCGTGAACGTGCTCTGCGCTCGCCTGTTTCTGCTGGGCAGATCGTCGACAGAAGATGCCACACCAGCGATTATCCCGATCGCTGTCCCTGTCATCGACGTGATCATATCATCAGGCTTTCTTAGCAGCGCTGACGCCTGATCTGCGAACCCTGTCACGGCTGATCCGAATGCCTCGGTAAGATTCATCGCCGCCTGAATCTTGCCCTCGACTACACGCATCGCAGCAGTTGCCAGGCCGATTGTTCCGATGATCTGCTTTACAAATGTGCCCACCTTGAAGCGCCTTTTGTATGATGCAATCAGGGCTAAATTCACTAACCCCACCTGATTGAGCAGATCTAAACTGGCATCACGGATTAGCGGGAACGCTTGATCCTTGGTGACTACCAGCCTGAATCTGAATTCGCACTTGCCGCCGCTCGTCCTGCTATTTGTTAGCTTGTACCTGCCGGCAAGGGCACACCTAAACGTACCGCGGTACGGGTGCTCAAATTTGTGAGTTTTGGGCTTCCTTAGGATCTCGATGAAATCATCCATATCCACAAGGTAATCCTCACCCACAAAAACAGCAGTCACGTCGAACGCTTCCTGACCTTCGCTGATTCCCTCGTACACCGGCCTTCCGCTCGTGGCGATATCGTGTATCACTCCATCCGCGCCGCCCTCATCATCCACGTTTTCATATATGAATTTCTTGCCGTCTAGCTTGCCAAACTCCTTCTGATCATCTCGCCAGCCCATTAGTTCAACCCCACCCCGTCCCCGGCGCTGGCGTTCACTTCACCATCATGGTTTGACGCCTTTACGCTGGTAACCTTTACGCGCCCGTCCTCCACGCTAACATTGACATCGATCGCGCTCCTCGCAGCCCCGGCCGCCTTTCTTGCCATTGTGCCGATCCCCCCTATGTCCTTCTGACGGCCGAAGCCTTCGCTGATCAGCGTCGTTTCAGCGCTATCGTGATCCTGTCCTGACATCACCAGTTCAAGCTTCCTCTGTGCGCGCATCTTTTTCAGGGCGGCAGGATCCTTCACCTCCCTGCCGGCTGAATCCCTAACCACGCGCCGGCCGCCGGCCTTGAGTTCCGCGGCAAGCCCACTCGCGCCCACTCGCTCTACCTTCGCAGCCTTCCCGAATAGACTGTCAAAGCCGCTTAGCAATTTGTCGCTAAGCTTAAATTGTCGCTCTACGAAAGTTCCAATTGCGAACCCAAGCGCACCCATGGCACCAAGCCAGCCCATGCGGCCTGGGCCTAGCTTTGCAACTAACCCCGCAGCCTTGCCTGCAGCCTTGCCCATTACAGGCCCGAGGCCCCGGAACGCGTCTACCGTTCTTGTCACTCCGACCACGCCCTCACCTATCTTTCCAAAACCCACAGCCGCGACGCCTAGCGCGGCTGCGCCCTTTACTAGGTCTGGGTGATCCTCAGCTAGTTCGCCGCCGATCTTGGCAAGGCTCGTGACCACTGGGATCAGCGTGTCAGCCAGCGGCGTGATGGCTTCACCGATCGTCAACTTGGCATCGTCCATCTTCGACTTAAGCAGCTTTAGACGGTGTGCGCGCGTCTTACTGATCGTCTTCTCTGCCTTTTCGGTTTCGCCTGTCCGCTTCGCTTGCGCCTTCCTTGCCTCGTCTAACTTGTCGAGGTTAGCGATTAGGCCCTGCACGCCTTTTCTCGCCCGCTCGCCTCCAAACAGCTTAGCCAGGTCGGTTTCATCGAGGCCCTTGAACTGCGCCGCGAAGTCCAGGGAGCCCATATCCCTGAGGGCCTTGGAGTCGATGCGCAGCGCCGCCCGCTTAGTCGTGCCGAGTTTGCGACCAGCCTTCTTGTCTGCCCTCCTATCCTCACGCCTCCGCTCACGATTCAGCCGCTTGAGCGCATCGGTCGCCGCCTTCGTTGGCTTGACCGTAGCGCTGAGAAAAGCGGCGGCCTGCGTGGATGCATCTGCACTGCTTTTCGCCGTAAGCGTGATCGTTGAGTAGATCGCCGCAGCCTCGCCTAACTTGAGATTCATCGCGCCCGCCGCTGATGCGACCTTGGGAAACGCTCGCGCCGTCTCTCCCACCGTGGTTCGTCCCTTTTGAACCGCTACGAATAGCGCGTCAGATGCGTCAGCGGCTGTCACGCCCTCGGCTGTAAAGTTGGCGACGGTAGCGCTCAGCGCCTTGGTGGCGGTGCCGACATCGGTTAGGCCTCCGATTGAAAGTTTGTTCGCCGCGTCTAGTGTCTGCTGCGCTTGCGTGGCATCGGTCCCCCCTGCCGAAATGATGTCGTAAAGAGCTCCGGCCTGATCTGCAGCAGTGCCGCCGAACTGCAGCGACGCCTTTTTTGTAATGTCCTCAAGCTGCGCGGTCGAGAAGTGTGCCTCGTCTGTAAGCGTTCGGATATTAGAAAGGCTGGTTTCGTATTTTAGCGACGCCTGGACGGGCCCGCGCATCAGGCCTTCAGCCGCGCGGCCTAGGTCGGCCATGCCCTGCGCCGATCGCCTTATGTCGATGCCCGACGCCTTAGCCTCGCGCCCCATCTGGCCGATCACTGTCACGCCGCCGGGCCCGCCGCCCTTGCCAAGCTTGAGGCCTTTCGTTGCCCTGCTTAGGCCTTCGACCTCTCGGCGCGTCGCCCTAAATGACGTGGTGCTGAGAACGCCAAACCGTTTGGCCTCTTTTGTCAGTCCGGATAGATCTTTGCGAAACGCGCGCAGACCCGCGGCGCTCTCGTTAAACGCCTTGATCCTGATGTTTAATGCGAGGTCGGCCATGGGGTTAGTCCGTGATTCCCAGGGCGATCGCTGCCCTCATATACCAGCCGTTCAGTTGATCGAGAGTAACGCCTTCGAAATCCCTCGGCTTCCATCCAAAGGTGCGCGCGACTATTGCGATCTGGCTGTCAATGAGGCCGCCCCGCTCTAGTCCTTTCCCGCAACAGCGTCGTCCGTAGCCTGAATAACGATCTGGTAATCTTGATAGGACATTCGCCCCATCATCTCGGCAGACACGCGCCCGCCTCCCGTGTTGCTGCCTGTCAGGATGCAACAGATCGCAAGCTCTCGCGAGCGCTGCCCGGTGTCTGGGTATTCGTCCATGCGCACGGCATCGCCTGCCGTGAATGATCGCCTGATGCTCACCTTGTCAGGCGGCGCCATGGGCGGATTCTCGCGCTCAGCCTTTACCCGCTCGGGGTCATCGTGCGGCGCCCATTTGTAGATCTGAATTTCGAAATGTGTAGGCGTAACAGTTACGCGATCGTCATCCCGCCAGGTCTTCTCATCGCTGTTTGCATCTTCGCTCATGGCGGAAGGATAGCACTTAGAATGATTTCGCGGGCTGCCCCTCAAGGCTCACTGAGATGGTTCCGGCCCCCGAGTCCAGCTCAGGCGGATCGCCGACCCTTGTCGCCTGAGTAACAAGGAACACTGCGCCGGTGTCCGTCACCAACATCAGGGTTGCGTCCGTCACATCGAAATCAGAAACGGCAACACCGGGCCCGTGCGCGATAACCATGCTGGCCCCGCCTGGCGCAACGTCTGTGACCTTGTAACCTTGGGGCTTGAATTGGCCCTTGACGGTTTCGCGGACCTCCCCGCCAAACATAATAGTGGGCCCCTCTGTCGTGCCCATCTTAATGTTGTTTATGAAAACTTCCGCGCGTCCTGTTAACTGTGCCATTTGATTGGTCTCCTATCTTCCTAGAGCTTGAAGGCGATAGTTCCTGCCAGGATTCTGAACTGATTAACGGTGTCAGGGTTACCGCTATATTCGAGCCGATCGGGGTCAACCTGGCTTCTCTCTACAATGAGCGATTTGGTAAACCCTTCCACATCCTCAAGGATCCCCGCATCCTCAAACACCTCAAAGACCCCGATGATCTCAGCCTTCGCTGTTGATGGCGTCATTACCCTTTGGCCCGGGCCAAAGTTGTTCCCATCGTCCGCTAGTTTATATCTTGCGAATTTCGAGAAGTGCGAATTGATGGCATCCCTAAACACAAGCACAGTTAAAACTGTGTTCAAATTCTTGTAGCTGATGTCAGGGCTTCCGCCTGGATTCGTCTGATACGAAGTTACGATCCGCTCAATTTTCACGGTGCCGTCGTCGGCTACGCGGGTGGTTGCGATCCCGTCACCAAGCAGTGTATTGCGCTCGGGTCTGCTCCTGCGCTGGCCGGCACCCTCGGGCGCACCTGCGACACCTGGCAAGCCTAGCGTCTGGAACGGCATAGCGGGATCCGGCTCCCCTGCCATGATAGCGATCCCTGAGGCCATCGCCTCAAAGAGTGGAGACGCTGTACCCGGATCCAATTCTGGATACACCTGAAGCTGTGAGTTCCTGGCGTTCCCGTATATGGTCAGATTTGCCGTTGAATCATTTACGGCGGTAAAACTGATCCCCCACTGCTGATCCTCGGGCCCGAATCTGGAATCTAGCTCATCCTTCATTAGATTCTGAGCTGTCGTGTTCGGATAGGGGAGGTGGATATGCGTGTACTGGCTGTCAACCATCGCCGCTACAGCGGGAACGATCGACGGATCGCCCGTGCCGCCTGTCTGCACTACAGTGGGCGCAGGGATCCCAGGCGGAAAAGACTCGCGCACCCCACGATTGAATTGGATCGTGATTGAATCCCCCGCTTCGCCTGTGAATTTACTCTCAAGTGTGCACAGGTTCGAAGCTACAGACTTCTCTACCATTGGTAGCGTCGATTTGGCATCCACAGCCGCGCCGATCTTCGTTGCCACTGCATCCTGATCGTCCCCCTCAGCGACAAGCACAGGCACATATTGGCCGCCTACATACAGGTGCAAGGTTGAATTTGCAGTGGATGTCCCGGCGGGAACGGTGATCGCCTGCTCCGCCTTCGTGGATCCGCCAGCCTCGGCAAGTGCAATCGCGTAGACTGGTATGGATGAATTTGCGCTTACCGCCTGTGAGACCTGGCGATCCAGCATGCTCCCGGTGCCCCATTGTTCCGCGTCTGAGTCAGAGAACATCTGGACGACAGTATTAACCGGCCCCGATGATCCCGCCGCGGCTGTTCCGATCAGGAGCACCTTATATGATGTCGCAGCCGTAGCCTGTACCGCTGCTGAGTTGTCAATGGATGCATAACGTCCGGGTAGATTTGTCTGGGGAACGCCTGTAACGAGTGCCATTTAGATTGCCTCTGTATCCTTCGCCTCAGGTTCTGAGGCCTTGATCTTCCGTGCGCGCTTTTTCTGCGCCTTCTTTTTTTGGGTCTTTTTTTGGCCTGGCCGATCGTGGGGATAACCGTCGATCTCAAGATCCCCCGCCATGTATGCCCGGTGCAGATCTGGCGTTACCTGGAGCGACTCTTGCTGGGCGATCGCGCTTCGGCCGTTGTTGAATTTGACCATCACTGGCGAGCCGTCCGGGTGCCGCTTCGCTGGCCTCATGCTGTATTTTTTAGGGCTCGCCATTATGTGAATATTACCTCACCCAGAGCCGGCGGCGTGCCGCCGTCTGGGTGTATGTCCCCAAAGATGGTATTGAGATCCGGCAACAGATTTAGGTTTATGTTGCCGATCTGAACATCGTGAGACCACTGAATCTCGAAAAGCGAAAAGCCCATTCTGTCAAGCTTCGCTGAGTACTTGTTGGATGCCCCGATCTCGTTCGCGCGCCGCCAAGGGTATCGCGGATCATCCACTCGGCGTGCCGGTGAAAAACTCGAATCGAGCACCTTGGGCGGCACCATCTGATTAACTAGAGACAACACGATCCCCATCATAGAAACCCCGTAGTGGTATCTACCTTTCTCTTCACCAAGATCTGCGCCAGTCCCGTTGGCAGTGATCCCGGCGGCAGCAAATCGAACCTTTACTATCGGGGCAGCCCCGGAACTATCGATCGATCCGCTCGTGCCTAGACACGTGACAAATAGCGCCGGTACCTTGAAGCCGAGCCGGGTTGTTTCATTTGCATCTATCTGGCCCCGCCATCTCTCGATCGTCTTGAAAAAAGATTTCCCGTACTGCTGCAGGTAGTTGACCGCCCACGCCTCTAGCCTTCCGACTTCTGCGCCCGCGATCCCATCTCTTGCGTTTACCGCGCCGTCTATAACCTCAAGCGCCATCAGAAGGAGCCTTCCCAGATCTCACCAGCTAGATCGCTGATGTCTTCCGTGTCGTCATCAGTCACGCCTAACCATGGGCGCGCAGGGAGATCGCGCGGGCTGGCCTCTGCACCGAAGGCGCCAATAGTTACCCCGATCGATTCGCTGCCGTACTGATTGAAAGTGCCATAATCAATCCGCGTGCCTACCTGCGCCGCGCCGCGCTGTGCCTCTGCGTGCATTGTATTGAATAGCGCCAAGGTCTCGCGCAGTTTCCCTGGCCCCTTTTTGCGGGATCCGTATGGTTCGCTTAGCGGCTCCCATGGGGTGCCCTCTGGATCGATCTCGTCGATCATGCGAAGCCGCGTGTTGTCCCTGACCGCGCGGGCATACTTTCCCATAGTCGACTTTATGAAAAGCCGGGAAACTGCGCGCTCGATCTGCGCAGCCTTGACGCCCTCTATCGTGATCTCCACGCTCACTAGATCACCTCGCTTAATTGCGATCGAGTTAATAGCCTCGCGTTGGCGCACACCTGCGAGGAGTTGGCCTGCACAACCGCCGATCCGCCTGGGTTGATCGTGCCGTCTGCAATCATCCTCAGCTGCTCCATCGCCTCATCTCTGCGTTTGGCGATAAGATCAGTCATCGATGCCCACGTTTCAGCAAGATAATAGATCGCCAGATCTGCTGTACACCTCTTGATCCATGCCCAAGCGTCATCCGTTTCGGCGTTTGCGATAGGCACAGCAAATCTCGTGCTCAGAAACTTGTTTATTTCAGATTCGGCATCAGTAATGGCAAGCGCTACAGAGGGAAGATCCACGAATCCATCACAGTTCCGATCTGCGACGCCCTGCAGATAGTCTAGACCATATCTGTCCACTATCTCCTGCGCGGTAATGTATGCCATCGAAAGAGCCTTTCACCGCCTGTGCCCCGCCGCGGCTATGCCGGACGGGGCCAAGGGCGCAACACAGACGCCTTATGCGAGGAACGGATTGACCACAACCTCCGCGGCGCCGCGGAGAATGTTAGACGAGCCCGAGCTGTTTCGCTCATTCTGCATCAGTTGCAGGGCTGTTGTCTCAAGCTCCGGGGGAACCATCAGAACATTAGGCTGAACCATGATTGGCCGATCTCCGTCGCCCCTGAATCGCCGCATTTGCGCACGGGCATCAGAGAACCCGGCGAAGTCGAGGGTAGCTGTACTCTGAAAGACCCTGTGTGGCATCGCAGGCGCAACGGCAACACGCGAGAACGCTCCGACGAGGTGCTCACGGCGCATGAATCCGCGCTCGCTGTTCTCGACGTCAGCACTGAGAACCTCAAGACTATAAGCCTCTCGCGTCTGAAAAAGAACGGCGCGGCTACTGGTGCGCGTATCCATCAAGAACCACTTAGGGCCAGCCCCTGTGGTGTCGATGTTGGACCAATCCGAACCCTTCTTAAGCGGGTGAGCTGCGCCAATAAGCGGCGTCCCATCATAGCAAAGGGCTGTAGTCCCCTGGAGATCAAGGAACTCCCAAGAAAGGCGATCTTTGTGCTCGGCTGCTGCCTCGCCCATCTTTGTGATGTAGTCGCTAATTCCCTGAATGCGCGAGCGATCAAGCAACGCATCCCGCTTGATTCCATAGGTAAGCTCGAAATCATCATTTACGACGGTGAATTCACTACCGGAAAGCTCGCGAACTTTGCGCTCGCCTTCCCATTTCTGCATTCCAATCGACTGCGACAGAAAAGTGTAGATGTTCTGCTCTGTGTCGCTTTCGACATCCATCAGCAGGCCGCCGGCCTGGCTGTGTACGGTCATCGCATTTTCAAATGCGCTTTTGAAAATATCCGGAAAGATCTGAGTCAAATAGACCTCAGAGCTAAACGGCTGGCTTCCTGTAACGTTGGTTCCCATCGTTCGATTCCTTTCAGACTAGAGCACGGTACGGGTGTCAACCCAAACGAGCCCCTCTGCGTCGATGCTGGTGATCTTGCCGGCGACTAGGCCCGTGCCTGCTGCTGGTGAAAAGGTAATACTCGTTCCGTCGTTTCCGACCTTGCCAGCTAAACCGACATCGGCCTGGGTGACAGGCGCCGCCACATCGTTCTCGAATCCGACGTATCCGCGCGCGAATTTGATGACATCACCGATTGCGCCGCCACTCTCAGACCAACCGAGAAAGGTAACAGCGGCTCCGCTTCCCGCAGGGACCAAAAGGCCCGCGGCGTTCAGCGCAACAAGGTTCGACGGATCAATGGCCTCAGCGGCAACGGCGGTTTGCGTAACCGGCGTGCCGAGAGTGGCCATGTTTGTTGAAACGGTCATTGGTTTCTTTCCTCAAATTTCTTTCTAGAGAACGCGAGAGGCACGCCGGCCGCCTTGGAGAATTCCTCGGCTGTGTCATACCCTGCGATGTAGCTAGCTTCGGTTGTGCCCTTGGGCGGTTCAGTGAGCCCGGGCGTGACCTTGGTCAATCCCATGTCCGGCTTGACGGAAAACAGATCCACGAGGCCTGTCAAGCCGGCCTCGTCTCGCGCGATCGCTGTGTATTTGTCAACTTCAGCAGGCGTGATCTTGCCAGCCTCTAGGGCTCCCATGATTGCCTGATCGCGCTTCACCTCAAACGCCTCAGCGGCACGATCTGCGTCTGCCCTCTCTAGCATCTCGATCTTGCCAAGGGCATTTGCCAATTGGCCCTTGCTCGCCTCAAGCAATTCGATCGTGGATCCGTGCTCCAGCTTAAGGGCAGCGAAGGCTTCCGCGTCTCGCTTATGCGAAACAACTAGCGCTGTGATCTCGTCGTGCGTCGCGTCCTTTTGGAGCCCTAGCACAGCGCGCACGCCTGATGGGTTGTTGGTTTTTTCTGACATATCTGCACTTTCTCTATTGTTTAGCGCTGGCATTCTTAGCGCTGGTGTGTTCGTCAGCGCAGCCGAGGTAAATTGCTGAATCACCCGCGTTTCGGCGTCAGGAATAAAAGCGGGTGAAATATACCTGACAGATCTAGACGCCACGCTCCTTGCGCCGTCTTCCGTCCACTCAACATCCGCAACAAGTAGCCCGCCCTCGATTCTCATGCTCGCAGGATCGATCCAGGCCGCCGCCCATGCCTCCCTCACCGGGTGCCCGCTCTCAGCGTCGTGCCACCAGTCGAGCACAAAACCGTCTGGGTAATCGGCGCGCGTTCTCGCTATGACATCCGAGACATCTTCCTCCGGGAGTCGAAAAAAACGGCCGTCGCGCGCCTCAACATCACCGATCGGTGCAAGGGGGATCGTCGTCGGCACAGTGCCGCGCGACTCGTCACCGTCACCGTCGAGAGCAAATAGATCGATCGCGCCACCAGCGAAAGAGGCGCGAGCCGGATCGGCGTCAGTCGTCGGCACGGACGGCACGCACCCATTGTGGGGGCGAATCCGTTCGCGTGTCAAGAATAGTGTATAGCGCAGATTGCGCGCTGCTATTTATATCTAATCACCGATCGCGGATCCCTGCGATCGCTCGCGTAACATCTGGGGATCTCCTTATCGAATTGATCCCCCAATAGATCACCGTGCTGCTGTGCTGCTGCGCGTCATCAATTGCCGCGCGCATCGCTGATCCGGCAGAGTGCCCGCGGATCCCTGTCTGGCGATAGGCCGCGAGCGCGGGGACGATCCGGATCTCTTCTCCGAATTTATCTCGCCATTGCCTGACGCCCCTGCTGACGACTGTCGACGGATCAGCCTTGCTCGTGCTTGTGCTGTAGCACTGGGGCACCGCGTAGTCACACACAGCGATCAGCGGGCCAAGCTTTCGCCTCGGGGCATATCGGATCCCTGTCACTCCCATTTCGAATTTCCGTCCTGCGAACAGCGACGCCACAAGAGATGCAACCTCTGAGTAATTCATCGGGTTACGCGCCTGGGTAAACGGTTCCTCTGCATCCCAGATCAGCGAATTTGCGCCAGTGTCATCCATGAGGGGGATCAGGAATTTTGCAGCATCCTCCAAATATTCCCTATGGGGCATGATCCACGACATCAGATGGACATCGATCCCGGAGGCATGGCACTCGCCCGCCAAGCGGATCAGCCTTTCTCGCGTCCTTATGCTGAATTTCTGCTTTTTTCGCCAGGCGCTGTGATCGTTAACGATGATGTCTGCGCGATTAATTCCGGCCGAAACCATAGCGGCGACATCTCTCGCGGGGTGCGATAGCGACGCGGATCCAGCCCATGCGCCCACTGTCTGGATCCGTGTTCGCGCCGCCTCTATTTTTCCGATCGGCGGCGCGTCTGGTCCTTCCTGGTCATCATCTATCGCCGAGTGTGCGCGATCGTGTGTGCCGCCTGTGAGCTTGGCGAGTTGATCGCCTGGCCTCACAAGTGCCCAGCGCGCAACCCTTATAATATTACCCGCCACCCAGATCAGCACCCTTGGAATACTACCCGCCGCTGACATCTGGCCTCGACTCTAGCACAGGCACAGCTTCACACCTGCAGCCGGGTGCAACGCCTGGATCGCCGTCCTGTGGCGGGTCCGCCCACCTGAAGCGCTCACCGTCTCGCTGCTCGTGTAGCGGTCTCACCTCAGAATCCCGCTGCGTCAGCCAATCGTATTCCCCGATCTCGTTCGCAAAATTGAATTGCGAAGCATATTCGGTGTTCATGCTGTCCGACTCCCAAGCGGCGATCCTATCCGCTCGGCCTTGCGTCATCGTGAACACCAGATCGGCGCCAGCTATCGCGCGGGCGATCCGCTCGTCCTTTGTTCCGCGGGTCATCAGCGCCGCCAGCATATGCGCCTCAAGCTTGGCGATTGCCTCGACCCTGATGCTCTCTACTAGATCCTCATTGCGAATAAGCATCACCGATTCGATCCTATCCGTATCAGCCGCCTCTGCTTTGCTGTGGATCTCCGCGCGTTCGTCTGCGCCGTCTGTCAGCTTGGCAATCTGATCGTCAAACATCCCAAGCGCGGCGGGGCGCATGCGTTCCACGTGCTCGGCTGCAGCACGATCGGCCGCCTCCCCTGGCTTGCCTGCGATGCGACGGGAAGCCCGCCCAAGCGCGGCGTGTAGTGCCGCGCGGGTCGATGGTCGCAACCCGCCCCCATCGTCTAGCCTTACCATTGCGCCGAGCCTTGACAGCACCTCGGCACCCACGATCGCCTCAAGCTCTGCTACGTATTTTTGGAGATCCCGCGCGTAGGCATGTGCGGCGCGATCTATTCGATCGCCGTTCCCGCGAAAGGGGCGCTAGCCCGTGCTTCCATCTTCTGCACATCCGCCGCCATATAACGCCGCCCACCGCCCGCTATCCGCACACTATTCAGCTCCCCCGCGCCGTCTAGCGCGAACACCTGGGAAACGGGCACCCCGAGCACGCGGGACACCTGCAGCGCTGATAGCATCTCCTCGCTGTCCGGCGGTTCGCTTACTTGTTCATTGTCTGGGCTGAGTGTCGCTGAAAGCGCATCGACTGGATCTTCGGGCCTTGATAGTCCGAATTTTTCGTAAAGTTCTGAGACGCTGACACTTAGGCCGCGATCGATAAACGGCACGATCGCCTCAGAGAAAGATACCATATCCTCGGGATCTGATACGTCAAAGGAAAACGAGGGCGGTGTTGCTGTGGCTCCAAAATTAAGTTCAACGATAGCCGCGATCAGCTGCTTGTTTATCGTATCTTCGAGAGAGCGCGCGTCGCTGTTCCGGATGTCGTTCCGGACCTCTGCATGAACCTTTGCCTGGGATAAAGACGCGCCATCCTCTGTTGTCATCGTCTGCCCAAGCGTGACCTTGCTGATCTCCTGGTTCCAAAACCTGACGGCGGATTCGTAAAAATCACCATGATGAGTGGTGTTCACCCCAAGGAATTCGATCTTCACATTATTAGAAAACAGGGCCTTTCCATCACTGCCAAGAGCCTGCAGTGCTGTGAAGATTTCACCTTTATCCTTCTCCGTTGCGTTTGCTTGCATCTCTGCATAAACAACAGGCATCCCAAAAACCTCAGAGAACGCTAACCAATCCTTGGTTACAAATGCCTTCATAAGGTGAAGGGCTGCGACCGTATAGATCAGTCCAGACCGGATCACCTTGCCGCTTTTCAGGCGAGGAGTGTGTTGAATGAAGCGATAGGACTTCAGCGGTTCACCAAATTGCGGCGCGTCTTCCGTCAGAAGCTGGATCTCTGTTTGCGTCTGCTCATCAAATCCGAAGTGCCGCTGATCCCTCCACAGGTAGCGAGATGGCACATACCTCCATTTGTGCAGATCTGGATCGGCCTTGTTTAGCTCCCAAATGATCTCCACCACTGAGAAACCCTTGCTAATCCCGTCAAGGAGATCCCCGAGGCATGAATCAAACCCGCCAGATGAGAGCGCCCAGGAAACAAACTCTGCGATCCTTGCGTCCTTTTCGTCTTCGCTGGCTGGCGAGATATGCCAGGGCAGCTGCCGTACTGCCATCTTCCTCGTTGAGAGCACAGACCTGTAATGTGCGTCTCTCTCCTCTACCTCTTGCGCGAAAATCATGAGGCGCGAGACATCCCAATTTGCGGCATCCCTAAGGAGCACGCCCAGTGAAACCGGGGTCACTCCGCGGGCTATGAATTGTTGCCATGGGGTGCGCCTGCCCGTGCGTGATTCCGCCGCGACTTGTCGCGTTAATTCGCCCTTGCTTATCTTTTTTTCGTTGCCCTCGGTATCTTGAACGTCTGGCATTTTAGAATCTCCTTCTCGTCTGGCGCTTTGGCACGCCCATAGCTGAGACCCTTGAGCCCCCGCCCTTGCTTGCACAATACATCAGCGCCGCCGCTACCGCGAAATCACCGTGTCTAAGCGCGCCCGTCCTGCCCTTAACCCTTCGTTTTGCGACCCGTGGCTTTCCGTCGATCAGTTCCACGAGGCGAAAATCCTCCGCGCAATCGTCATCGTCAGGTATGTCAATCTGACGCTCTATCACTCCCCTGTGAAGTTCTGGCCAGTTCTCATCATGCCACTTTGGACCGAGCTGATGGCCTTCGACCATGCGCCCAAAATTCTCTGACGCCCATTCTCTGAGTGCAAATCCGTTACCAGTCTCATCCATTGATACGCGGGCCAGCCTGGTAGCGTTGGATATCATGGCACCTAATATCTGCTCTTGCTGTCTGAGTGGGATACAAAACAGTTCGAGCGTCAGCGCGCACTCTCTCACCTCGCCTGTCATCTGCCCAAGCACCCACACAGAGCCGTCTGTGTATCGGGCGAAGTCGACGCCGATCGCCTTCCCTTTCATCGGATTCAGCGTGCGCAGCGCAGGAAGCAGCGTCCGATCGATCCAGTCTTGACATGCTCGCTCCCGATCTCGCTTGTCAGTGTCTCCCCACTCACGAGGCTGCCGCCACCTTATGACCTGTAGACCCGCCTTGCGACAGAGCGCGATCGAGTTTGGATCGAAGTATCCGGCCCCCTGCTTGGAAGGTATGCAGTCAAGTTCCTCTGCTGCCGCTGGCCCGTAATTTGTCCGTAGCTCCTCCTCCCACTCTTCCGCGCGATCATCGGTATAGGGCACCCCTGATACAGTGGCAATTCGCCTGGCGAGGCCCTGATCGATTGCCTCTGAGAGCGGGATCGAGTGGAAGCCCCATGATGGGTTAGTTCCGCCCCTCGCCTCCTCTACAAGCTTGTTGAAGGCGTTATCTTCCCCGCAGTGTGTCGAGATAAAAGCCACGCGCCCGCCCCACATGAGAAACGCCATACACGCGGTTCTGATGCCATCAAGATCATCCACGTGTGCGGCCTCATCGATAAACGCCGCGCCTTGCTTCCCTCTGAATTTGCGGGGCCTGCCAGCTAGGGCGCAGATCCTGTGCCCGTTCACAAACGCAATCGACAGAATCTTAACCTTGACGCGCTCACCATTGACGGTTCGCGGCTCGCCTCCATCCTCGTCTATCCACACCTCACCGTGAAGAACGCCAACCACTTTGGCCCATGTCTCACAATCTCGGATAAAGTCCTTTGCATCCTCCTCCGCATAGGTCATGAAGTAAACATCCATGCCGCCGCCTGACTTCTGCGCGCTTGCTACTAGGACTGCCTCTAGAGCCGATGCCCATGTGATACCCGTGCGCCTCGACTTCTCGCACACCTTTACCGGTGATCGATCTGCGATCCATTCCCTTTGGTATGGCAGAAGGATCGGGTCGCTAGCTGTGCACATGCTAATCCCTCGGCGCAGATATTGAGAGGTTGCCGAATCTAACGCTTGCGGACGCGGCGCCGTTTAGCCGCGCCTGCAGTCGATATATAGTGAGCGAGTCGACAGGCGGCTCGTCCGTGTCAAAGACGAATATTTGCCAGCCGCCCGCTGTATCGCTGTGGGTGTACGCTTGCGCGTGCATTTGGATCGCTGGGTCGCCCCTGACGATCCGCATCTCAAAGCCTGACCCGCTGACCTTTACCTGTCCGATCGCCCTCCCCCTAGCCCGTAACCATTGCAAGGTGATCCCTGGGACTGATGTCACTATGCCGTCAATGTCTTCCCAGTCCTGATCGGAGACAACAGATCGATCAGACATTTTCGAAGATGCCTCAAATTCCATCTCCTCCCCCGATGCCATGGGGACAAGGGCGTGCACGGGCTGATCTGTGTCAACGCCCCATACCATGCCATCAGGCGGGTCCGTGTATGATGTCCAGCCGGCATCGATCCCGGCGAAGCCTGTAACAGGCGGCGTGTATTCGTTCTCAAATTGCCATACTGCCGTTGAGATATCGGGCCGCTTTCTGAATTCCTCAACGCGGACGATGCCGCCTGCCCCGCTGTTATAGATTGCTACCCACATCAACTAGGCTCCAAGATTGCATACATTGTGCACTCGCCGGGTTTGTCGCTCGCGTCATACTCGATCTCGTAATAGGAACCCGACAGCACATCTATATCGATCACTTCGACGCCGCCGAAATCTGCGTTTATGTTCGAGAGTGTCACTGTTGCTTCTGGCGATCCGCTGATATGTACTTTCATGACAGTGCTGCTAGTTGCTTCTTTTGTCTGATAGACAAGCCTTGTCAGCTTCCCGCCAAATGGTATTGCCTGGCGGGTCTTAGGCTTTGAGCTGTCGTCTGCGTCCGAGCTTTTGCCGTATGCTATGAGAAATTTTCCTAGTGAGTCGCTCTTTGCGCCGAAGCCTGGCAGTGCTATCTGTACCGTTCCAGATGCCCCATCGTCTCCCTTTTCTCCCTTCTCTCCAGCAAGGGCGGTGCACGAGAACGAGGATTCTGAGCCAACCCAAGTCGGAGCGAAGGAGACTGTCGCTTGAGATTCTACCTGTATTTGGATCTCTACATAATCGCCTGCCGAAAGCTTCAGCGGCGGAGGATTTACAACCGCAGACCAATAATCGCTAGCGCTTCCGGAATTGCGTATATACACGCTCCCGTATGGCTGGGCCTGGATCGCCCCATTGACCAAGATCCTTGCTACAGTCTGTGCGCGCGCGGTTGAAGATGTAACGCGCAGGCTTGCCGCGATCAGGTATGTGCCATCGTGATCAACGGTGATCCGGCTTGGGTTTGTAGAGTTTGAGTGAGAAAGGCCGGGGTCCTTTTCTCTTTCGGTGTCCCATGTGCAGATGAGCGGGACTGACTGGGTAAAGGTGGAAGAGTCATCTGTAGATGTCAGGCTAACGATCGGCTGATACCCTGGAACGCCAAACGGCAGCGCCTGACCGAGTATGATCCCGCGAAATCTGTCTGTATCCGAATCGTAGAAGATCGTCCCGTTGTCTGTGGGGTGCTGCGCCGCCGCTAGCTGATCTAGGACGACTGCGCCTGCTGCTAGCTCTGACATTATGGGTTCGCCGGATTGCTTACTGCCCAGTCTACCGAGACTAAAGGCGTCTTGTTATTTGATCCTAGGCGGATCGTGAATCCGCCCGTGGTCTTGTTTCTGACCCGAGGCGTGTAGCCTCGCCCCGTACTGGTGACCCCTAGCGTCACCACATAGGTAGCGCTCGGCTGCGCAGTGTTGAATGTAACGCTAGCCTCAAGCGGCGTGCCCGTGAAATCGACATTCACCGCCAAGCCTGCCTTGCCACTCGCGCCTGATACTGCAGCGTCAAGCCCCGCGAGGTGTGCCGTCAGTTCGGTAGATGCCGTGACCTGTGGGGGCGTCGTGCTGGGTGTGTAGTTCGTTGGAGAATAGTCGATGTGGAGGGTGTCACCATCGATCTGGTCTGCGCCGCCTGCTACATGACGCGCCGCGTGCCCCTCGACCGTGACGCCGTTGAAGGTGCCTCCGTTAGTTACGTTATTGGAGCCCATGTCGAGGGCTCCAGCCATCGCCCGCGTTCCGCTAACTAGCAGATACTGAGTGTGGTCGTCATCAGTAAGGCCCAGTAACGAGCCGTGATCAACCGCGGTGCCAAACGCCACCCAGGCGGCCCCGTTGAACATGACGAATTGCGGAACGCTCTCGTCATACGTCATCCAGCCGGCTGCTGGAACCCCGAAGAACTCCCAAGCCGATCCATCCCATTCTGTTATGTAATCAGCATTGGCCGACCATGCGCCAGTCGGGGCAGTGTCGATTAGATAACGATCGCCAAGCGCCGGAGCTCCTGGCGGTGTATTCAGCGTGTCAAGTACGGGATCGTGCCATGCGTCGTTTTGGATCGCCTGTGTAATCTCATCTCGAACCTGCTGCAGGTTTGGCGCGCTGGTTGTGACGGAAGCGGCTGCCACATTTAGAAGGCCATTGCCGCCCATGTCGACATCACCGGCCAGTGTATTGCCGGCCGTGCGCGCCTGTTCGAGCGTGACTGTATGTGGATTAGTTGCGGCGACGTGTGCCGCTAGATCGGCAGCGGTCGAGAACGTCTGGATCGTCGTGCCGTCATAATATTTGAAGACTCCGGACGTTGAATTGTACCAGTGTTGCCCGTTCTCAGGCGTGCCGGGATCAGCGGCTAGCTGATCGTAAAACATTGTTTCGGTTCCGATTGACATTGGAAATTTCCCTTAGTTGAATGGCGTCGTTTGCCAGCGGATCTCAGCTATGCCGTCTAGGTTTTGCGAGCACAGCTCAAGATCAAACCCGGCGGCTGTGTAGTTCGTTGCGTTTACCAGGACCACTCGCCCGCTCGATGTGGTGATCTGGGTTGCGATCGAGTAGTTAGCGTCTGGGTAGAGATCGGGTAACACGATCGAAGCAGTCAGAGGCGAGCCCGTAAAGGCGGCGGGTAACACCGTGCCGGCCTGGACTGCAGCGCTAGCGGGTAAACCGGGCGGCCCCTGTGTGCCTCCAATATTCTTGACTACCGTGTTCTGCACGCGCACGCGTGCCCTGGGAGAACGCGTGCTAATCACTACAGGGATCCCCATGCGCTACCCCGGTGAATCCCCAACCGTGAATCTTCCGTCCTGGATCGTCCGCAAATTGATCCCGTCCGTGGCCCTCACTCTGTATCTGTACTGCCCGGCGGCCGGCATATCACCGCCGGGCACAGATAGGCTCAGCACGCCGAGAGTAGGATCGCCGCCGAATGATGCCGCGATCGTCGCTAGCGTCACGGCAGGATCGAGCGGATCAAACACGATCGCGCTGTCCACAGACAGCCCCGTAAAATCGCGCGGCGTCCCGTTCTCATCCAGGTGATCATAGTCCCGATCGAACATCTCACCCGTGCGGACAAGATCTGAGAATCCCCCGATCGGCACACTGGCGATCCCTGCCTGAGTGTATGTGATGGCCACGGCGCAAGCATAGCACGCGCGGCAAGCGCCCTAGCAAGCCAGCAGCAACACCGTATATACGATGCCACCGCCAAGGATCAGGCCAGTGATCGCCTGTCCTGCTGCCTGTAGCAGTTTGCCGATCTGTGCGATAGTGCCTTGATTCGGGTCCATGCGCGCGCAACAGATCGCGCGCGCAATTATTCCCGTCAGATTTTCGCAGGCGGCACTATCCCAAGCTCGGCCAGCCTTCGATCTACCATTGCTGTGAGATTTGCCGCGGATCTCTGTGCGGCGGCTGCCTGGCGCGCAGATGCCTCGCCCGCCCGCCTCTCGCCCGCCTCTCGCATCCTGTCCCGCCTGGCCGCTGCCTCCCGCTTGGCGGGCAAGATAGCCTCGGCTGATAGCGCCGCGAATCTAGCTGGGTCTGCCCTGGCTGCCCTGGCGAGCACTGGCTCGCGGTGCCTCGTATCTGCTGCCTGTGCCTCTAGCGCATCCCTGACGGCTGCCCAGTCGATTTCATCCTGTGCCACGCCATAGCCTATCATGATGCAGCGTCGTCCAGTGCCTCTAGCCCTAGGATTCGCAGGGCTGCGCTGCGCTTGGCGGCGTCCGTGCTCGCGTCTCCGCCCGCTAGATCGCTGGGTGTCACCACGCTATGCGTGCTGCGATCGCTCATATCGCATAGGTGCTTCGACAGGTGGATCAGCACGCTGCTGGACCCCGCCGCCTCGGCATCGCGTGCCCGGTCCATCATCAGTCCCATGATTTCCCTGCCGGCTTCGGCCTTTCCCGTCTCGTATGCCGTCTCGATCTTCCCCTCAGGATCGTCTCTGCGCCATCTGATGAGGGTGACCTCAGCGACGCCTAAGAGCGCCGCTGTTCGCTTCCATGTGCAGTTCAGCTCGCCGCATCCCTTCACGATCCTAAGGATCCGCATGCGCTCCCTTTCGCCCTTCGATTGCCAACCACAGCCGGCCGGTGCCCCATTCTTGCTCGTTGACATTCGCGCCCCCTGCGCAATCATGTTAGCGCGCATCCTTCGCGCTGTCCACGCACACGAAATCCGTGCAAATGCAGCGGATGTAGCGCGTGGAGAATACCTCGCCAGCCGCTGAGCATGTCTC